CGGGATGCTGTGCACCTCGTGCAACATGGCGCTCGGGCAAACAGAGCGGCTCCTCGCTGTGAGCAGCTGGATCGCAGTGAGCTCGTATCTGGCCCGCGTGACCCCGGCAGGGGAGGGGCACGTCGCTCACGGGCCAACGACCTCCCCGCCTCAGTACCCGCCCGTCGTGCAAATCTCTAACTCCGAAATCGTGTCACCTTCCGGACTGGGCGAGGCTCCTCGATGAGCGCCATCGTGTCGCCGGCGAAGCGTCCCAAGCCTGCCGCGACGAAGAAAACGCGGTCGAACAGGTCGAAAGCCTCTGTGCCGGCCATCGAGGGTCGGGTGTGTTCTGAGCCGGGTTGCGGCAAGGTGTGCCGATCTGAGCGCGGTCTGCTTGCTCACGCTCGAGCGGCTCATCCGGCGCCAGCAGTGCCGACGCTGCCGGAGTCTCCGTCGGTCGCGGTGGAACGTGTGCTCGCCGACATCGACATCACCCCTCGCCGAGCGGTCCTCGCCGCCACAGTGAGGGAGCTGGCCAAGGCCCTCGAGGACTGCGACCCGACCGACAAGGCGAAGACGTCGAAGGAACTGACCGCCCGGATGGTGGATCTGCTCGCCGACACCGACACGTCTGGCGATCAGCCCGATTGGACCGAGGACGACGAGTGACAGACCGTGCCCTGGTGCTTCCCAGGTGGGGTACGAGGCGCCGCACCAGTGAGGAGTGGATCGCCGCCGGCGGTGATCCGAAGAAGCTGGGCAAGGATGACCGCTGGTGGCCGACGCTGGGCCATCAGCCCGGGACTGTGGCGCGCCGGTTGAAGCTGCCGCCGATGCCCCACCAGCAGCATGTGTTCGACGTCGCGTTCGAGCTCGACCCGGGCAAGCCCGGCGATCTCTGGTACTCCGAGTCGAACGTGTGGGTGATGCGCCAATGCGGCAAGACGATGGGGATCCTGTTCCCGGTCATCGTGCAACGCTGCACGATGATGCCCCGCCTGATGGGTGGCCGCCAGCGGGCGTCGTTCACGATGCAGGACCGCCAGGAAACGCGCAAGAAGCTGGAGATCGACTTGATCCCGCAGCTCGATGAGGCCGTCGAGTCGTTCCGTAGGATCACGAACCCGAAGGGCCGGCCCGGCCGGTCGACAGCGGAGTGGAAGTCGTCGCTGAACAACGGGTCCGAGCATCTGCTGTTCGGCAAGGGCAACTACATGCTGATCGAGACGCCGTCGGTCAAGGCTGGCCACGGGGGCACGATCGATCTGAAAGCCGCTGACGAGGTCCGATTCGGCGTCGATGACCGTCTCGAAGCATCCGCGGGCCCCGCCCAGATCACGCGCCGCTCTTCGCAGTTGTGGGTGGCCTCGACCGCTGGCGACGAGAAGTCGTACTACATGTGGCCCAAGGTGCTCGCCGGCCGCAACCGGATCGAACGCGACGACCGTGAGACCCGGGTGTGTTCGTTCGAGTGGTCGATCCCTGAGGACTGTGACCTGCACGATCCGGACGTCTGGTACGAGTACCACCCGGCGGTGGGGCACACGATCGCCCTCGACGACATCATGTCCGAGTTGCGCAAGGCGGAGGACTCGCCTGACGAGTCGAAGGTGGACACGTTCCGCCAGGAATACGCAAACCAGTGGGTGCGGCATCCGATCATCGGTGAGCAGGAACGCCAGCCGGTGTTCGATCCGGTGTTGTGGGCTAAGCAGGCGTCGCCTGCGGTCGCGGTGTTCCCTCGTCCGTGCATGATCGGCGTGTCCGTCAACGAAGACGGAAGGTCGTCGTCGGTCGCGGTGGCCTGGTGGAACGCCGACGCTCAAGGCGTCGTGAAGATTCTGGATCATCGTCCGGGGACGTTCTGGCTGGAACGCGAACTCGAGGTGTACCGCAACGAGCACCAGCCCGAGGTGTTCACCTTCGACGCTGGCGGCCCGACGAACGCGGTGGCTGGGGCGATCGGCCGGGCCGCCGGCTCGACCACGGTCGATCCGATCTCTGGCCGCGGGTACACGTCAGCGTGCTCCGGGTTGGTCACCGGGTTCGCCGAGCGCAGATATCGCCACGTCGATCAGGAGTGGTTGAACTCGTCGCTCGAGGGGATCAGCCGAAAACAGCGCGGCGAGTCATGGATGTGGGATATGCAGGCGTCGCAGTCCGACCCAACCCCGACCATCGCTGCAACGGTGGCACTGCGAGCGTTGGAGATGCACAAGCCATCGAACACTCCCTACGAAGGGCCGCTGGTGACGTTTCGATGATTGGTCTCTTCGTGATCCTGGCCGGCTGGGTGTGCCTTGTCGTTGCCGCCGTGGTCCTCTGGGGGGTCGCTGCTTTGCTGGTCGCTGGTGTCGTGATGTTGGCGGTCGGCGTGTTTGTCGACCTCGACCGGGTGAAGGAGCCGCAACGTGCCAAGCGTGATCAGTCGTCTCCGTAGCCGCAACGTCACTCGAGCGAACTACCCGGTCCCTGCCGGGTTCTATCAGCCGTACGAGACGATGCCGGTGGCGTCCATGAAGGGTTCGCCTGTCGAAGCGTCCACTGCGAACTTCTCGGCGGCGGTGCAGACGATCGGGTCGCGTTCGTCGACGGTCGCGTCGGCGGTGACGCAACGCAGTCTGCTGGTGTCGCAGATCGTTCCGAAGTTCCGTTCGTTGCGGTCCGACGATCAGCGGCTGTTCGGCACGCAGGCGTTGTCCCCGCTCGAACGTCCGGGTGGTGATCTGACTCGTCCATCGCTGCTGTCGCGCATCGAGCCTGACGTCGCGTACCACGGCAACGCCTACATCCGCCGTCTTCGTGATGGTCGTCTGCGCCGTCTTCGCCCGGACTGGGTGACGTTGCTGATCGGATCGAACGAGCTCCCCGGCCCCGACGCCACGTTGGCAGCGGACGCCGAGGTGATCGGCTACATCTACAAGCCGGGCGGGGAACGTTCGTCGATCCCTGGGCAGATGTTGACGCTCGCCGAGGTGGCCCACTGGGCGCCGGAGCCGCACCCGTTGTGCACGTTCATCGGTGAGGCGTGGGTGACGGCGATCTGGCGCGAGATTGCCGCCGACATGCAGGCCACCGATCACGTCTCGAAGTATTTCGAGAACGCCGCGACGGCGAACATGATCGCTCTCGCACCTCCCGGCGTCGTCTCGCCGGAGCAGTTCGAGGCGTGGGTGGAGGCGTTCGACGGCGCTCACCGTGGCGCCGTGAACGCGTGGAAGACGATCTACGCACAGTCGGGCACCGACGTGAAGGTCATCGGCTCCCAGCTCGGCGACTTGAAGATGGCCGAGCTCCAGGGCGGCTTCGAGACTCGGGTGTCGGCCCGTTCGCGTGTGCCGGCGACGGTGCTGATGATCCGCGAGGGGTTGGGGGGGTCGGCGTTGAACGCCGGCAACTACCAGCAGACCCGTCGCATGTGGGCTGATTCGTGGTTCCAACCGTACGCTCAGGGGCTGTGCGCAGTGCTCGAGCGGATCATCACGACGCCGTCCGACGCTGAGCTGACGTTCGATCCATCGAGGATCCTGCTGCTCCAGGAGGACCAGAAGGACGCCGCCGACATCCGCCAGACGGATGCGATCACGATCCGCAACCTGGTCGATGCCGGCTACTCGCCGGACGCGGCTGTCTCCTATGTCCGCTCGAACGGTGATCTGTCGATGCTGCTCGGATCGCATTCGGGGATGTACTCCGTGCAACTGCAGGAGCCGGGTTCCGCTGTTGTCGGACGATCTGAACAACTCGATCTGCCCATCGGCACGAGCTGAACTCCCACAGGAAAGTAGGTGACCTCCATGACGGACACCCTCGAAGCCGTCGCGCCGGTCGTGACCGGCCCGATCATGCGTTCGTTCGCCATCGATGACCTCGTGGTGCGTTCCGACGGCGACGGCCGCACCGTCGACGCGTACGCGGCCGTGTTCGGGCAGCCGACCGAGATCCGTGACCAGTACGGCCACTACTACGAAACCATCGACCGTACAGCGTTCGACGGCGTGCTCAAGCGCAACGTGAAGCCTGCGGTGTTCTTCAACCACGGCCGTGACATCTACGGCAACCCGTCCGACAAGTGGTCGGCGCCGGTCGCTGTTCACCGATCCGCATCCGCCGACGGTCGCGGGCTGCGCGTGTCGTCGTGGTACGTCAACACCCCCGCCGGCGACGAAGCACTCGAGCTGATGCGCTCCGGCGCAGTCGACGGGTTCTCGTTCTCCGGCAAGCCCAACCGTTCCCGCAAGATCGCTGCAGCCCGCGGTGAGGACTTGCCAACCATCGTCCGCCAGGAACTCGGCCTCGCCGAGTACGGCCCCGCCGTGTTCCGGGCATACGCCGACGCTCGCGTTCTCGCAATGCGTTCGGAACAGCGTCTCGTCGACGAGCTCGCCGAGATGTCCCCCGACCAGCTCGCCGAGCTCGTCGAAGTCCTGCGTTCCCGATTCCCCGACCTTGCCGATCTCGGCCGCTCGGAGAACCTCTCGGACGCCGACGCCACCGCCTCGCCAGATCCGGCTGCCGGTGAGTTCAACCATCAACGCCGCCTCATGGCGGCACGTCTGAGAGGACTCACATCATGACCCCCACCGAAGCACGGCTGGCCGAAGTCGCCGCCGAACTCAAGCCCCTCGCAACCGCTGCCGAACTCGACTCGGACGGCATTGCCCGATACCAGGAACTCTCCGCAGAGTTCGACGCCCTCGAAGCGAAGAAGAACGACGACGACGCGTTCGCCCTCCGACGCTCTGCCGACCTGGCCCGCATCAACCGTCTCGGCGCACAGCAGGCCCCGGCCCGCGAGTCCGCCGACACGTTCGAGTCCGACCCGTTCAGCGGTGAAACGCTCGACCGGGCGTCGGTCCTGCGAAACCCGTGGGACATCGGCGAGATCTCCCGCTCCGTCAACGCCGACGACCTCGTGTCTCGTGCGCTCACGGCCGCGGAGCAGACCCCTGGCCCGTCCGACGTTCGCCGTCAGGCGCTCACCGAGATCATCGAGCGTGAGGGTGACGAGTCGATCGCCCGTCTCGTCCTGGCGACCACGTCGCCGGCCTACAAGTCGGCGTACGGCAAGCTGGCGCGCGCCGGTGGACAGCCGACCGACCTGACCGCCGACGAGAACGAGGCGCTCCGCTTCGCCGACGGTGTCCGTCGTGCCATGAGCATCGGCACGAACAACCAGGGCGGCTTCCTCGTCCCGACCGACATCGAGGCCGCGGTGACGCTGTCGACCGACGGCACGAACAACCCGATCTACTCGGCTGCCCGCAGGGTGCAGACCACCGGGCAGACCTACCGGGTCGTGACGTCGCCGAACGCCGCATGGTCGTGGGACGGTGAGAACGCAGAGGTCTCCGATGACCAGCCGCCGTTCGCGAACACCGACATCCCGCTGTACGTCGCTCAGGGTTTCGTGCCCTACAGCTACGCATCGGCGAACAGCCTGTCGGGGATCACCGGCATCGTCTCGTCCGTCCTCATGGGCGGCTGGAACGACCTCGTCGGCGCAGCCTTGACGACCGGCGCAGGCGGCACGCAGCCGACCGGCATCATCACGGCGCTCACCGGCGCCGCGGTGGCCTCGATTGGTTCCGACGTGTTCGCCATCGGCGACGTGTACAACACGTTCGAGCCCCTCCCGGCCCGTCACCGTCGCAACGCGACGTGGATGTCGTCGATCGAGGCGCTCAACGACATCCGGCAGATGGGCACCGCCGACAGCCATGCACTCCTCACCCGCCTCGGCGACTCCGAGGACGGTCTCCGCATCCTCGGCCGGCCGTGGGTGGAGAACGAGGATATGGACAACTCGATCACGGCGCTCGCCCAGAACTACTACCTGCTGCTCGGCGACTTCAACCACTTCGTGGTGGCCGAGGGTCTCGGCACCGTGACCCGGTTCATCCCCGACGTGGTCGGGACGACCGGCCGCCCGATCGGCGCGTCCGGCATCTTCATGATGGCGCACTTCGGTTCGGACAGCGTCCTCGATGGCGCGTTCCGTCTGTTGAACGTCACCTGATCCAGCAGTTGGCCGGGGGTGTCCTTCGTGGCATCCCCGGCCAACCGGACCATCCCTCCAACCCAAGGAAGTGCACACCATGGCAAAGCGCGCCAAAGAAGGATTCGTTGTCGCCCTCGACGACGGGAAGCATCGGTTCGACAAGAACCAGGTCGTGCCGGACAAGATCGCCAAGCATCCCGGGGCGTCGACGATGGTCTACGACGATGGCGCACCGGCCAAGGCTGCCAAGCCCTGACACCCTCTCGTTGCCGTCCACGTTCGCGCAGTCCGGGGTTCACCACGGCTACCGGCAGGCGATCATCGTCACCGGCGGCGTGACCCGCTGCCACGACTACGACGCGCTCCTGGCGCCGCTCGCACCCATCCGAGAGTGCTGGGTGTCATGGATCGACCCGGGCGGGTACATCGTCGAACATCACGACGCCGGCCCATACCTCGAGCGCTGGCAGATCCCGCTCACCGAAGCCGGGACGTTGATCCAGGACGGTGAACCCGTGGTCCACGAGGTCGGTGTCCCGTTCAGGGTCCACCAGTACCGATGGCACTCAGTGGTCAACCGACACGATGAGCCGAGGGTGTCGCTCGTCGTCGACCGCGATGTTCCCGCTGGCGTTCCGTCCGCACCGTTCCGAGTGAAAGAGGCGATCGATGCGACTTGACGTTGCGGCTTCCAGGATCGTTGCCGCGACGTCGGCCACGTTGACGTTCACCGGGCAGGACTCCGACGGTGAGCCCGCTGACCCGGGCACGGTGACCGTCGGTGTCACCCGATCATCGGGTGCGACCGTGATCGCTGCTGGGACCGCGACAGCAGGCACCGGGACGTCACGGACGGTCACGTTGACGCCGGCGCAGACCGCGACGGTGGATCGGCTGACAGCGACGTGGACGGTGTCCGGCGTCGTAGTGGGTGTGACGCAGCATGATGTTGTCGGCGGGGTGTATGCGACGTCGGCGCAGATCCGTTCCGACGGTGACGCATTGCAGGACACGATCAATCATCCGGTCGCCGAGCTGCTCCAGGCCCGCACCGAGGTCGAGTACCAGTTCGAGATGGCGTGCAACCGTGCGTTCGTGCCGAGGTTCTCGAGCGAGTACCTCGATTCGTCGGGTCGTGACACGCTGGTGTTGACGTTGCCGTCGTTGCGGTCGATCGTGTGGGCCGACTACTGGAACGGTTCCGGCTGGACACCGGTGACGCAGGACATTGCGACGG